TGAACTTGACTTGCGATGATCATCATCTAATTTGCGAATTTAAACACAAAGATGGTTGGATTGAGAAGAAGTTGGCGTACAGAAGTAAATTTAGATATGATGTTTAAATGGTTTTTGCGAGCCACTAAACAGAGAATATAAATACATAACACAAATTCATTAAGATTATTTCCGTTTTACAACTTCATATTATTCGTTTTTTTGGTGCGATACAGCTCACCCTTGGATAAGTACCGCCAATTATTCATAAATTAGCTGTTTCATTGGGATAGACTTTTATATAAAACGAATTTTGTATATTCGATTTTTAAGAAGTTCTACTAAATGAATATACAAACCAATGTTCCGCTTAATAAGCGTTTATATAAATTAATTAGAAATAGGAGGAAATTTATGAGTAGAACAAAGAGAGTAGCAACACAGGTACATACAAGAAAGTTAGACAGAATAGTAGCACATAGAAACATGGAGAATAAGGGTATCAGGCATATTAACAAGGATAAAGCTGATGGAAGTTTCTTCGCAAATAATTGGCGAGAATATGTCAGTGTTTAGGATGTTTTATTACCTTAGTTATCGGTGTAAAAGCCGTTCACATAGTTGTTAAAAATATTTTATTTACAAGGAGGACTTGCAATTTAATGAATTTTGAAATGATTGGAAAGATTAGTCTTGGAAAAGAGACAGAAAAGTTTAAGCCTTATAGTGAGCATACATATGATTCTGGTTGGGTAAAGAGAAAGATTATGTTTAATGCAATCTGCGGTGATAACAGACATTTACTTACTGTTGATGCTGGTTCTTTTTCAGATGGACATGGTGATGTTTACACATTTAGTAAGGGTTCAGTTGATGACAGTGGCAACAAAGTAAAAGGCGAGTCTTTAAAGATTCCGTTTAAGGATAGACTTACCTCTCCAAAACTTGCAGAAGTAGCAGAGTTTAAGAAGTTTATCTTTGATTTAGAGAAACCCAACAGACGCTATAAGTTGGAAAAGGCTGCTGAAAAAGTAAAGGAAGGTACAAGTCTTACTGATGAGGAATTGCGAGAACTTGGTATTGAGAGTGAAGCAGATATAAATGATGCACTTGATAAGAGTAATAAGAAGCGTCATGAGTTTATTTCAGAGTGGGATTTTGCTGAGTTTATCAAAAAGGTAATTGACAGTGGCAAGTATTCAGACAAGAAGTTCTATATTAAGGGCAATGCCAATTATTCTTATTCTGATAATAAGAATCAGGTATATGAATCTTATGTTCCTCAAAGAATTTATCTTGCAGATGATGATTCAGACGAATATTCAACAGCTACTATTAAGATGATTTTCAATACAGACAGTCTTGATGAAATGAGTGTAGAAGAAAAGGGCAAATATTATGTAAATGGTTATATGTTTGAGTATGACAGTAATCGTAAGAGTAATATTCCTGTACCTGTTACATTAACAATTCCTGTAGTTGCCAATGATGCTGACGATAAAACCAAGAAAAAGGTAAATGCTATTAAGCATAAATTCATGGTAGATGATGATACATATAAGGAACTTGGTGTAGAAGTTAATATGCTCAATGGCGCACAGAAAGTAGAAATTACTGATGATATGCTCACAGATGAGCAAAAAGAAGATTTAGATTGCGGACTTATTACTCTTGATGATATTCGTGCTGATTTGGGTGGTTCCGTATATGGTGACAGAGTCCAGGAATATCAGTTTAAGAAGATTGTAAGAGGATATACAAAGGGACGTGTAGATACAGTCTATACGGAGGATGATATGGTAATTAAGCCACTTGAAGAAAAACTTCCTGAAGGTACAGAAGATTTATTTGACGATGATGATGAACTGTAATATGAGGGCAGAAATGCCCTCTACAAAATAATAATTGATAGAAGAGGAGAATAATTAACATATGGAAATACCAGTAATTAACAAAATTTCAACAGATATTAAAGATTTAACTATTTACTTACGTTCTATTAAAAAGTTTGGTAAATCTACATTGTTTAGAGATACCATTATTGCTAAGTATGGCGACCCACAGAATGGTTTATTAGCCCAGTGTGGTAAAGAAAAAGGAGTAAAACTTCTTGATAATGTTAATAGTACAAGAATCAGAAATTATGAAGATGTTCTTGAATTAAAAGAGTATTTAGTAAATAAAAGACTTTTTGCAAGAGATACAAAAGGTAAAGTTATCAAAGGTGAATATACACCAGCAGATCATAATATTAAAATTGTTTGTTTTGATACTGTTGATGAGATAGTTCCATTCTTTGAAGCGGAAACAATTAGAATAAGTAATCTGGAAAATCCAAATAAGAAAATTAAAACAATCAATGCTGCAATGGGTGGTTATCAAGAAGGACAGAAGTATGCTGCTAATATGATTAAAGATTATCTTGAAGAAATCATTGATGCAGGTATTGGTGTTTGGGCAATTGCACATACTAAATTTAAGACTATTAAAGAAAAAGGTGGTCTTGAAGAAGATGGTTATCAGCAGTTGACTTCTAATCTTGTAAGCGCATATGAAGCTGCTTTTGGAGATATTTTTGATGTAACTCTTACAGGCGTGATTGACCGAAATGTTGAAGTAAGAGGAGAAGGAGATAAGGCAAAGCGTTATGCAACAGATGAAGTAAGAAAATTATACTTTAGAGGAACAAGCCTTATTGACGCAGGTGGTAGATTTGCAGATAATGCCGTGCCAGAATATATGGTATTTGATAAAGGAAATATGGGAAAAGAGTTTGTCAAAATTATTGAGGAAGGAATGGCAAAATCTAAGACAACACTTGGCAAAAAGGCATCTACAGTTTCAAAAAAAGAAACTAAAAAAACAGAATTAGTAAATGAAAATATTGATGATGAAATTGAAAGTGATATTGATTCCAGAGCAGAAGAAAATATTGCTGATGATGTAACAGAATATCCTAATGATTTGGTAAATGTAATCAGAACAATGTTCAAGAATTGTGCTGACAAAGATTTAAAAGCGGAAGTCAAAGGCATTATTTCACAGCATGGTAAGTTGAATGATTGTGATGAGGATGTTTTGAAGGAAATTTATGATAAGTTGAAGTAATTTTTATTATAAAAAATACAGTCGGAGTGGTCTTGTGACCACTTTGGCTATTATAAAGGAGATGTCAATGAGATATAAAGCAAAATGTAAATATTGTGGCAAAAACATTGACACAAATAACGCATATAAAATTATCGTAGGTAAAACAAATAGATATTACTGCAATGAAGAAGAATATAACATAATACATAAAGCACAACAGATTAAGGATGATACATATAACCTTATTTACAAAATTTTTGGACGAAAGATAACAAATACAATTCTTTATAAAGAAGTGAATGAATTATCTGGCATATATTCATATGAAAAGATAGAAGCTTATTTATCTCAAAATATTGAATATCTTAGTAATCTTATGCAGAATAAATCGTTTCAAAGTGAATATGCACAGATAAGATATTTTGCAGCAATATTAAAAAATAATTTGTCTGATTTTAAATATGAGAAAAAAGAGAAGACGAGTAAAGAAATTGAAATAGTTATGCCATCATGTAATTACAGTCGAGGATTAACTAGGAAAACATTGGCAGAATATGAACAGGAAGTAGGTGAAGAAGCATAGACTTTGTTTCAGGTATTACAGAAAAATACCCTAAAGAATTATTAAAAGGAAGAATTGAAATTGAGGGAAATGTAATCAGTTGTATGTTTAAAGATATGCTTCTTTTGGACGACTTGGAATTAAAAAAAGAAGACTTTATTACTAATGATGGTAGATTCTATTTTGGATTGCTTGCTCAATTACGAAAAAGAGGATTTTATTCTTTAGATGAGATCACCATATTGTCAAACATGAATGATGAAGTAATTGAACGATATGAAGCATGTGGTGGGTGGGAAAGTATTCAGCACCAAATTGATATAATCAATGATAAAAACTTTGATACATACATTGATATCTTATACCGTGAAAATATTATGTTCCATATGTATGATGATGGAATTGATTTATTACATTCTGTTGATATAAATGGCAAAAAAGTTGTGTTGCTAAAGTTATTTAGAAAAATGAATGCCGATTCTGTTCAAGACTGGTGGGATGCACGAATTGCTTCTTATGGGACAGGTTATTCAAGCAAAATTCTTGAAGAGGAAGAGATAGATTTTGATGATGAATTTATTGATAACTGTGAAGAAGGATTAGAAAATGGTGTTCCTTTTGACATCGCTGGTTATGATGTAAACGGAGAAGAAATAAACTGCTTTCCATTTTTAACAAGACAAACAATGGGATTACTTGAAGGAACATTGACAATGTTAGCTGGATTTTCTTCAGCAGGTAAATCAACATGGTTTGTTACTGTAATTATGGCATTACTTTTTCATGGTAGAAAAGTTTTGATTATCTCAAATGAGGAGCGAGTTAAAAAGTTTAAGGCTAAATTTATGGTGTGGCTCTTAGGAAAGAGAAATAGATATTTCAAACTATCAAAGAGCAAATTTTTATCAGGAGATATTAATGAAGAAAGTAGAAAGCAATTATCTGATGTACAAAAATTTTGGAGAGAAAACTATAAAGGCAAGTTGAAATTCATCTCAATTGCCGATGCTGATATGTCCGTTGTAAAGAAAAAAATTCGTGAAAATGCTCTTAGATATGGTTATGACACTGTACTTTATGACACATTTAAAATTCAAGAGAAAGATTTTTCTGGACAACGACAAGATCTAGCATTAGTCAGAGATAGTCGAGAGTTAGATAAAATTGGAAAGAAATACAATCTTATTATGCTTGCGTCCGTGCAGTTGGCAGAATATATGAGAGGTAAGTTATTTCTCGATAGTAGCGTTTTATCAAATTCTAAGCAAATCAAAGAAATTCTTGAAGGTTTATTCCTTATGAGAACGGTATATGACGAGGAATTAGATGAAAAAAGTAAATTTTATTGCCATCCATTCAGACTAAAAAAAGTTGATGATAAGTGGATTGAGGAAGAGTATAAACCAGATAGAAATGCTGTATGGAGGATATTATTTGTAGAAAAGACAAGAAATGGCAGGAACTCATCTGATACTGGTATAGCTTATTTGCTCAAATATGACGGAGATCATTGTATTTTTAGAGAGGTTGCCCAATGTCGTCCTAAACATGGAGAAATACGATAAATTATAAGATTGGTGGTGAGAATTGTTGTTAAAAGAAATTAAAAAAGAGCTACTTGATAATCCTGAAAAATTAAAGGAGTTATTAGAGTATTTTGATTTCTATAATATTCACATTCATCAATCTTATATTTCGTTTGGCAGAGCACAAGATACATCCAAAAAATCCATAGTTATCAGATTAATTAAAAACGATTATCTATACATTATTGATTATGCCAGAAACATTAACAAAGACATTTTTACATATATCAGTGAACAACGACTAGTAGATTTCAAAGACATAATCCTTGTCGTAAGAAAAATCCTTAATATAGATGATTTCAGTTTGTTAAATGAATCACGTGGTATTTTTGGTGGGTTTTATGAAAAGATTCGGAAAAGAAATGAATATACGATTCGTACTTATGATGAATCTATATTGGATAAATATATTCCTTTAGCAAATAAGAGATTTATAAATGATAACATTTCTATTACTACGCAACAGTTTTTCGGCATTAGGTATGACGTTGAATCACAGGGAATTGTCATACCGATTCATAATCAAATAGGAGAGCTAATTGGAATAAAGGTCAGATGTAATTATGAAGTTCAAGATGGTGAAATGAAGTATTATTATCTAATACCCTGTCAAATGTCACAGACACTATACGGGTATTCTCAAAATTATAATTATCTGGTAAACAATGTAATCTATATTTTTGAGTCTGAAAAAGCAGTCATGCAATGTTATTCTTACGGAATAAGGAATTGTATTGCTCTAGGAAGTGGTTCTATTAGTCGTAAGCAAGTACGGATGCTATTTGAATTAAATCCCCAAAAGATAATCTTTATGCATGACGTTGGATATGACTTGGAGAATATATTAAGAAATATAAACATTGTAAAAAATTATTCCAGATTTTCAGAAGTTGAATTGGGATACTGGGATTACTTTGACAGATTATATGATGACAAAGTTTCTGCTTCTGATTTAGGAAAGAAAGAACTTTTACGGATCATAGACACTGAAATAAAAACGATTGGAGATGATCAAGACGGAGAAGAATTATAATATTTTAGCTGATTGCAGAGGAATGTATGAGCAAGAAATTATAGATATTATTTTAGAAAATCGTGGAATTAAGGATGTTGAGCACTTTTTAAATCCAAGAGCAGAAGATTTATTACCATTAGATTCCTTAATGAAAATAGATAATGCAAGACAGATTATAGAAAACGGTCTTGATAACAATAAAAATTTTGGTATTCATTGGGATGTGGATACCGATGGAGTTTCATCTGGAACTATTATGACAAGATATTTGAGAAATTATACTGATAGAGTTTCTTCCTATATTAATACAGGAAAGGCTCATGGACTTATTGAGCAAAATTTAGACCAGTTTGAAGGTATTGATATTTTGATTGTTGTGGATAGTTTAGACAAGGATACAAGTCAATATGAAGAATTACATAATAAAGGCATTCAAATTATTGTTTTTGACCATCACGCAATAGACTTAAATGTTGATTATGACAAATATGTAACTCTAGTAAGTTCTCAGAGAGATTATGATAATCCAAGTTTATCAGGAGCAGGTGTTGTATGGAAGTTCTGCAAGTATTTAGATGAATACTTTTTGAATGACTACGCAGATCAATATGTTGATTTAGCTGCTTGTGGTATTTTAGCAGACGTTTGTGATGTGTCAGAAGATAGCAAAGAGAACAGATACATTGTAAGCGAAGGACTAAAGAACCTCAAAAATCCAGCAGTTAAGAAGATTATTGGTAGTTATGAGTTTAATAGTAAGGCTATTTTGTTTAGCGTAGCACCTTTAATTAATGCTTGTTGTCGTATTGGTAGGAATAATATTGCAATGAAGTTATTCTTGTCTGATGAAAATAAAGAAGTTTTGGCTCTAAAAAAACAGTTGGAAGAGTGCAAAGAAATACAAGCAAGTGAATTAGAACGAATTTTGCCAAGTGTATATGAAGATTTTGATTCACAGAATGGAAAAGTATTATATACATTCATTGATACCGAATATGGGATTGGTGGTGTTATTGGCAATAAATGCTTGGAAATTTACAACAAACCAATGTTTATCTTAAAGGATTATAAAGACAAGTATTGTGGTTCAATGCGTTCTGTGGGGTATGGTGACTTTATGGCATTGTGTAACAATACGGAGTTGGCAGTATTACATGGGCATGAACAAGCTAGTGGTATTGAAATTGATAAGGATAAATTAGAAGAGTTTATCAATGTGGTAAACAAACAGTTATCCGATATGAAACAGACGACTTCCGATGAAATTGAGGTTGATTGTGAAATAAATATAGAAGATATAACTAGGACATTGGTTGATGAAGTCAAAGAAATTAATAAGATTAGCGGTGCGGGTTTCAAGCCAATAACATTTAAAGTAGTTAATATTGATGAATATGGTATAGGAAGTTTTAAACAAGGAAAACATCTTGTGATTACTCCAACAGATAATATTCAGTTGATTGAGTGGAATACAAAAGTTGATTATGAGGAATTAGAAGATGATGCTTTAATGAATGAACCGATTGAAGTTATAGGAGAGCTAGATTCGGGTTTTTTTGCAAGAAAGTATATGTTGAAAGTAATTATTTCGGATTTAAAGGTAGGTGTGGCATAATAGAATATTTAGAACTAATAGAGAAAATTATCCCAACATTAAATTTTAAATTTCCATATTCAGCAGAAGAATATGCTAAGAATCTGTACCTCGAAAATTATCATTGTCATAAAGATTTTAGTAACACTTCTACACCCGATTGTGCGGAATCTATTGAGAACTATGCAAAGAGAGTACACGAATTTAATACAAAATGTTTGTTCTCTGGAGAACATGGTTCGCAAGGTAATCAATTTCAAGTGTACAAAGTGGCTGAAAGCAAAAAATTAAAATATATTCATTCGTCAGAAGTTTATTGGGTAAAAAATAGATTAGAAAAAGATAGAGCAAATTGTCACATGATTATTGCAGCTAAAAATGCTGAAGGTAGAGGGGATATTAACTTTGCCTTATCTATTGCCAATGAAGATGGATATTATTATAAACCAAGAATTGACTTGGAGTTACTATTCGATATTCCAAAAAATAATGTAATTGTTACATCTGCTTGTGTGGCAGGATGGAATTATGAAGATGCAGAAGATGTTTGGATAAAGATACATAATTATTTTGGTGATAATTTTTTCTTAGAAGTACAATATCACAATACAGAAAAACAGAAAAAGTTAAATGAAAAAATACTTAGAATTGCAAGAGAAAATAATATTCAGATTATATGTGGTCTTGATAGTCATTATGTAAAAGATGAAAATTCTGTCAAGCGTGATCAGATTCTTAAATATAAGAATGTAAATTATCCAGATGAAGATGGATGGTATATGGATTATCCTGATACACAGACAGTTATTAAAAGATTTAAGGAACAAGGTGTTTTATCTGATGAAGAAATTTTTAGAGCAATTATGAATACTAATGTATTTGTTAGTGAATGTGAAGAAATTGTATTGGATAGAACATTTAAAATTCCTAGTGTACATAAGGGTAAAACTTATGATGAAAAATGTAAGATTTATAAGAATGTATTAAATATTGCTTATTCTAAAGAAAAAGAAAAGTCTAAAGAAAAAGCAAATGGTATTAGATATGAAGCAAAAGAAGTAATGGAAGCTGGTGTAGTAGATTATTTCTTAACCAGTAAAGCCATTGTTGATGAAGCCGTAAATAATCAAGGTGGTATTCTTACAACAACTTCCAGAGGTAGTGCAGCTTCGTTTATTACAAATAAGCTATTAGGGCTTACAACCGTTGATAGATTTAATGCAGACATCCCTATTTATCCTGAAAGATTTTTGACTAAGGAACGTGTATTAGCAGGTCAAATGCCCGATTAACACAATAATACATATTGGATATACAAGTATAAGGAGTGATATATATCATAGGAATTTACTGTATTGAAAATATGAAAAACAACAAAAAATATGTTGGACAAAGTATTGATATAAAATGCAGACTTAGAAAACATTTTGTTAAATTGAGAAATGGACAACATGAAAATAGACATTTACAAAGAAGTTTTAATAAATATGGAGAAGAGAATTTTAAGTCATATATTTTAGAAGAATGTTCACAAGAAAATTTAAATGATCGTGAAAAATTTTGGATTAAGAAAATTAACTCATATGGAGATGGTTTTAACCTTACTATTGGTGGTGATGGCATCAATGGTTGGAAAGCAGATGAAGAATTTAAAAAGCATATGAGCGAGATCGTTTCAGGAAAGAAGAATCCTAATTATGGACATAAATGGACAGATGAAATGAAACATAACTTATCTAAACAAAGAAAAGGAAAATATGAAAATGAAAGTAATCCCAATTCTAAAAAGATAATTTGTGTAGAAACATTAAAGATATACAATACTATAAATGATGCAAGCATAGATTGTCATTGTAAAAATGCTTCTTCAATATCAAGGTGTTTAAAAGACAAGAGAAACGTTGCTAACAATCTTCATTTTGTATTATATGACAAAGAAATATATCAATATTTATTAGAAAATCAATTTGAATATTTGTGTGAATGTTATAAAGGTAAAGGTATTATAGCAGATTTAACCAATAAAGTATTTTATAAAAAGTACGAATTGAAAAATAAACTTTACCAATCTCTAGATTTCACAACAAGAGAAATAAGTAAAATAGTCAGTCAAGACAAATTTAAAATTGAAAATGTCCAATACGTATTATTGTAAAGTCGCTTTATGTAGTGATACATATAGAAAACCCAGAATATCAGGGGAAGTTCTAAGAACCTTATCTACCAAGCATTAGAGAAATCAAAATGTGGCATTGCTAATTACAGTGGTATGGTAACAAGGATAAGGATTGGATAATCCTGAGAGATAGCCCTAAGTCTGTATAGATATGGGAAGCTCGCAACGACTACCAATGGGAATCCGAGATAATATCAACGATTATGGTATAGTCTACTCCCCTAATAAATATCGGGAAACCGAGGGTATAAAGGATTGATCTTAATGTTGCAACACAAGAACCATTTGTTAAAGCAACGAAGAAGTTATTAGGAGAACATGGCTGTTATCCTCTTATGGCTATTGAAAAATTGAAAGAGAAAGCAGCTTGGCAGTTATACGCAGGTGCAAATGATGTAAGACCAGAAGATGCAAATCAGATTTCTAAATACCTTGACGAATACAACAAAGCCTTAAAATATGCAGATGATGACGAAAAAGAGGACATTCATGTAGAAGATTATATTCCAGAAGAGTACATTGAACTGTTCAAACAGAGTAATGAATATCAAGGAATTACAATCAATCTGAAAGTTCATGCTTGTGGTCATTTTATATTTGATGGTGATATTCGTAGAGAAGTAGGTTTGATTAGTGCTGTATCTGAAACAACTGGCAAACGTACAATCTGTGCTGCGATTGAAGGTGGTTTCCTTGATGAATTTGGTTATGTAAAAGAAGATTTCCTTATTGTAGATAGCGTTTATCTTACATATAAATTCTTTCACAGTATAGGAATGGAAGTTCCTACATTTGATGAATTAAGAAAGATGATTGATGGTGATAAAGCTACGTGGGATATATACGCAAAAGGTATTACTTGTTGTGTAAATCAGTGTGAGAAAGAAGCAACTACTAATCGAGTGAAGAAGTATAAACCAAAGAATCTTGCAGAACTTAGTAGTTTCATTGCTGCGATTAGACCAGGATTTGCTTCGTTATTGAACACATTCCTTAACCGTGAACCATATACAACAGGTGAATGTAAGATTGATGCTCTTCTTGAAGATACTGCTCATTTTATGATTTACCAAGAGTCAATTATGAAAGTATTGTCGTTCTTAAAATTGGCTATGGGAGAAACATATGGAGTAATCAAGTCCATCTCAAAGAAGAAGTTAAAAGGTGAGAAGAAAGAAAATCTACTTTCAGAGTTAAATACCTCTTGGTTGGATGAGTTCAAGAATACAGACAACTTCAATAATGTATGGAACGTGATTGAGGACTCTTCAAGATACGCTTTCAATTCTCCACATGCTTATAGTATGGGTGGAGATAGTGCTTATCAAGCATGGTTCAAGGCTCACCATACATCTACATTTTACGAGGTAGCCATCAATCATTATCAAGAAAAGAATAAGAAAGATAAAATTGATGCATTGGTAAAAGAAGCAATTAAGTTTTATGGTTATAAACTTGGCAACTATGAATTTGGTGCAGATAATCGTACAGTGACCATAAATGAGGAGAAGAAACTTATATATCCGAACTTATCAAGTATTAAAGGATTTGGAGAAGGTGTTTCTGAAACCTTATATGAATTAGGACAGAAAGAATACAAAGATTTTGTAGAAGTATTAAGTACATTATTTGCAAATTCGATCAACAAGACCATCGTAGATCAGTTAATCAAGATTGATTATTTTAAGAAATACGGAGACATTAATACATTACTTGCTGTTGCAAAATACTATGATGTGCTTTATGGTGCGAAAACCATCTCAAAAGTTAAAGCAGAGAAGAATGGTTTACCATTTGAATTGCTTTCTAAGTATGGTAATGAGACTGCAAAACAGTTTAACAAGATTGATTCATTAGGATTGTTGGATGAGTTAATTGGAGAAATACCATATAGGGAACTTACTTTGAAAGAAAAGTTAGACAACCAAAGAGAAGTACTGGGTATAGTAACTGATTATGACCCAAATGCAGATAAGAGACTTTACTATATCTCAAACTTAGATGTGAAGAAATCTGTTGTAAATATTGGTTTATATGAGATTTACAGTGGCAAAACAAGAGAAGTTAAGATGTGGACAAATCAATATAACAAAAATCCGTTTAGTATTGGCAATATCCTTTACATTATATCTCTCGATAAAAAGCATAAGAAAGAGCCAACTGGTGAGATTAATGAAGTTACTGGTAAAAAAATTTACAGAGAAGTTCCTGATAAGTTTGAGTATTGGCTTGGCAGATTTATTGTTAAAGATGAAATTGAGGAGGAAGAAGAACTATAATAGAGAATTTTAAATACACCGATAAGGAAATGGAAGAGCTAATTTCTTCAATGGTTATCTTAGTAGACACAAGAGAAAAGGTTAATGACCACATCTTAGAATACTTTGACAAGAAAAATATAACTTATAAGAAGAAAGCCTTGGACTATGGTGATTATAGTTTCATGATTCCTGCTAATGAGAAACTATCCATTCCACGAGATCTATACTTTATGAATAAAGCGGTTGTGGAACGTAAATCAAGTCTTGAAGAGATTAGTAATAATCTGACAAAGGAGCGAGACAGATTTGAGAAAGAGTTATGCCTTGCTCCAAAGACAAAAGTATTGCTGATTGAAAACGCAAACTACTCAGATATAGCAACTGGTAACTATAATACACAATATAATAAGAAGTCGTTTTGGGCTTCGATACATAGCTTTTGGTTTAAATATAATATTCCAATATTTTTTATGCCAGACAATAAATGGTCAGGATTATTTATAAGAGGATATTTTGAGTATTATTTGAAGAATTAGATAAGATAGAAGAAATCGTATGTTACAGAACCCTTAAAAAATAAGGGGTTCTGTACACGATTTTGGACATGAAATAGGACTTTCAACGGGCAAAGCCCGACCTTGGCAAAACACAAAATTTCTAAGTGCCATCCTGTCACGGCGGAGGAGAGCGTGGTAATGATATAGTCTCGTATTATTTGTTCTTTGACAAATAAGTAAAACATGATACCAAAAAATTCCCTGTTAGTAACATTAATGTTAAAACTTCGTAAGTACTCATAGAAAACAGCTCCCTTCTATGCCAAGGCAATTATATTATATCACATATTTTTCAAGAATAATAGGGGGTTTAGAACATTAAATAAAAAATATAAAAACAGATAAATACTAAACTTCGTACAAGATAAAAACGATTCAGAGAATTACACATATGTATCAGATTTATTGAATGTTGAGTATGATGAGATATTGGCAGATTCAGTAGAGGACGCTATGGAACAGTTTGAAGACATGGTAATTGACTATATTAAAGAAGAAATTGCTTATTATGATGAGATGTTAGATAAGTTTCAGGAGGTGAACTAAATAGTTGGAATTTGCTGTCGGGGATCGTGTAAGGGATAAACGATTTAATGTACCAATTTACGGGGAAGTTCTTTATGTTGATAACATAAAGAAACTTCTAGTTATCAAAACTCAAAAAGGTAATTTTAGCGTCCCCTTTTATATGATGGAACATGTTTGACAATTTTATAAATAAATCGCTCGTTTCAAAGAAAAAATTGGAGATTAGAATGGATAAAATTAAGAATATAGAGAAGAAATTTTGCTTGTTAATTGGTGTAATTGGACTAATTTTGCCACTTATAACCCATACTTCATTATGGTCATTTGGTTTTATAAGCGGCTTAGGACTAGCAGGATGGATGTTGTTGCCAAATAAGGAAGGTGATAAATAATTGAAACACATATCATTAAACGTATCAGAAAAAATAAAACATATTCTTCCTGATACATTAGAGAAAGACTTACAAGATAATGAAGAAATCTGTTCAGTATGTCATGGACTTGGCATTATAAAAAGAAGTCATTCATACGGAATTGAGAATTCCGAAAAACCACCAATGGCAAATTGGTATGACAATGAATATTTTGTGTGGTGCCCCAATTGTTATTTTGGCGTAATTAAAAAATGTGAATATTGTGGCAAGATACTTCCAAAGGGCAGATTAAAATGTGATTGTGAAAAGCAGCGTGAAATTGATGAGAAAGAGAGAAGAATTAAGTATCAGGAAACAATTTCAAAAGCAAAAGAGATTGATCTAAAAGATATAACTACATATTTGTATGATGAAGAATCCGATAAGTATTATTCTGATATAGATGAATTTGTGGATTATCGTCGGCAAGATTACAGAGACGGTAGTCGCGGTTATAATAATTTTTATGAATATTTTCAGTATGAGATGCCGGAAGTATTATGGCTCTGTGACAATGTAGATATTTCTATGGACGCTGATAACATCATTGAAAGTGCCTGTGAAGAATTACATGAGGATGTAGAAGATAATATTTCTGTACAAGATAGAGAAGAATTACAGGAACTGCTTGATAATTGGTGTAAGAAACAGACTGGTACTACTACATTATATCCAAATTATAAGAAATATGTGAGAGTGAAGAAGGAGTGGTTTGAATAAATGGAATGTCCTCATTGCAAAAAAGGTAAATTAAATGTTTACGAGGCATTAGATATTATAAATGATATAGCTTATCAAAAAATAATATGCAATTATTGTGGATTTTGGGCTATTAAAGACTCTAACAATCTAAAAGAATTTAATAATTCAAATTTCTTTACACTGGAATTTTCAACAATTGCTGGTGACAAAGGAAAGTTTATAGGTACAAAAGAAGAAATACATAAGCAAATAGATAAGTATAAGTGGACTGGCTATGAGAATTATGCGAAAGAAGATAAATTGAGAATGATTGCCATGTGTATTGATATTCTGAAGAATGGTTATATGAATGAATTTAAGAATAATGAGTATAAAAAGTATGAGATAACTATTGACAACAGTTTTTGGATGAAAATCAGTTATGGAATATGGTAATAGAACCACGCTTTTATTGGAAGAAAGGAGAAAATATGACTAGTGAACAACTGATAAAAGGGGAAGAATTAAAAGAATTAATTACAATAACGGAAAATGCATTAAGCGAAGTTAATAAAATTATCCCTGAAGATAGAAATAAAGAAAGAAATTATGATGACAAAATATTCAATTTGGCAATTTGCCAATATAAAGATGGTTCTGGAATATGTGCTAATTTAGCAAGGTATAGTGGTAATGTTGCATTGCTAAATGTCATTAAAAAAGAATTAGAACGACAATTAAGCGATTTCAAATCTCAGTTTGAAGTCCTTTAAACAAGTCTTTTATGGAGATGCATATGTTAAAAATATTTAAAAAGAAAAATATGGAACCTAAAGAAGAATCACTCAAATTGTATTTACATGCAAGAGATTTAGAGAATCAAATATTAGCTAGAAAAATAGCACAAGAATATGGGATTGATTATGATCTTCCAGTAATTAGAAATATAGTTAATGAAATATTAATAGAAAAAGGCTTATTGAGCAAAGAGCAAATAGAATCACGGTTTTAAGGAAAGGGATAAATAAATATGAAAGATAAAGAACAGATTTTAATAACGTCTGATGGGAAACAGCCTTCATCATGTAGTGATTATGATGAAAATAGTGGCATATGTAAAGGTACAGGAAAGTTATGCGATATGTGCTATGAAAATAGTTTACAAACAGAGATATAGTCAATAGAATCGCAATTTTAACGGAGGTAGCAAATGTTATAAATATTACAATATATATTTAGTAGTTTTTGGATATTTTGCGGAACGGTAATTCTTTTATATGTAATAGGAGTCTTTTGTATCACTGCACCGATAGCTGCAATAGCAAGTATTTT